ACAATCGAAAAACACAAAAGCATATAAGTTGGCTAAGGAAGAACACGGCAAAGTGTTTACTATAAAAGAAAAAGAAAATGCAGAGAAATTAGCAGATGCTTTCTTTAGAAACGAAACAGCTTTAAAAATGATTACGGACAGTATCTTTGAGCAGCCTATGATTAAAATAATAGATGGCTACCCTTTTAGGGGTAAAGCAGATGTATTAGGAAGACATTATATTTGTGATTTAAAAACCACAACTGACATAAAAAATTTTCATCATAGTGCAAATAGATATTCTTATGATGTGCAATGTTATTTATATTGTAATTTATTTGATAGATCCTATAAAGATTTTAAATTTGTAGTTATTGACAAAGGTAGTTTAGACATAGGGGTGTGGGATTGTAGTGAAGAATTTTATTTAAGAGGTCAAGAGAAAGTAAAGAAAGCATTGAAGATATTTGAAACATATTTTATAGACGGGGTAGATATAGATAATTATTATATTAGTGGAACATTATGAAAACAAAAGTTAAAACACCAGAATATTATAATGGTGATAATGAATATACAGCAAAGCAAGTAGTGGATAATTTTGAGTTAAATTATCATTTAGGCACAGCAGTAACTTATATACTTAGAGCATATAAAAAGCATAAAACACCTAATCAGGATTTACAAAAAGCAATAGACCATTTAACATTTGAATTAGAAAAGTTAGAAAGAAAGGATCAATGGAGAATAGATCAGTATAACAGGAATAGACATCCATCAGATCATATTATTGCAGGAACAGAATAAAAAAGTGAGGATGAAAAATAAAGAATTAAAAGACATAGCAAAATTACTAAAAGATTTATCTGGTGTAGATATATTTGAAGATAGCAGAAGCAGAAAACATACAGAGCCCAGATCTCTATTTAATTTTATATTAAGAAATCATTATAATTTTACATTATATGATATTAAAGATTATTATATAAGTATGGGAAAGAGTTACAATCACGCAACCGCCCTATATAGTTTAAGAAATTTTGAGGTATATAGAAAGTATAATGAAAAGCTAGATGAATGGTTGGATATTTTTAAACAAAGATATACAGATGAAGATCTTAAAAGATTAAAAAGAGAAACAATAAAGCATAAGATAGATTACATAGGTGATGATTATGTAAGTAGAATTTATAGAATAGTAAATAAACTGCCCATAAAAAACCTAACACAAAGTGATTAATTTATATAGCAAACATAAAATCTGGTTAAGATATGCTATGAAATTAGGCGCAAACAAAACGGATGCAAAAGAAATAGTAAGCCAGATGTATTTTAAAATACTAAATAAATTAAACAATGGCTTAAATATAGATTATGAAGACACCTTTAATCATATGTATATCTATAATACATTAAGAAGTTTATTTATAGACATAAAAAGAAAAGATAAAAAAGAAATGCTAACTTTAAGAATAGATAGAAATGGTGATGTGGTTGCTATGAATAAAGAAGGTAGATTTGTAAACGCTAAACCTGTAAAATTAAGATCCCCTCACTATTATGATTTTTATAAATTACATAAAGAACTTGAAAAAAGATTAAATATAATTCAAAAAAGGAACAGAAATTTGTATTTTATAGATCAACATATAGAAATGTTTAAAGATATATATTATAATACTGATGGTAATCTAACAAAATATGCAAATGATAAAAAAATAAGTTATTGGGAAGTGTATCATAGTTTTAGAAACATAAAAAAGTTAATAAAAAAAACTAAATAAATTTATATATAAGTATGAAGCCTATTAAAATAAATATAAATAAAATAAAAAACAATCCAGAAAATCCTAGGGTAATAAAAGATTATAAGTTTACAAAGCTTGTAAAAAGCATAAAGGATTTTCCAGAAATGATGCAGTTGCGACCAATTGTTGTGGATGAGAATAATATTATACTGGGTGGCAATATGAGATATAAAGCAGCAGTACAGGCAGGATTAACAAACGTTTATGTAATACAGGCAAATGGTTTATCAGAAAAACAAAAACAAGAGTTTGTTATTAAAGATAACAGTAGCTTCGGAGAGTGGGACTGGGATGTGTTAGCAAATGAATGGGAGCTAAATGAATTAAAGGAATGGGGATTAGATCTACCAAGAATATATTTTGATGAGGATGAAGAGCCTCAGCTAGACAAAGATATATTTGATCAAGAATTAGATACCTATATCAATGCAAAGGTAAAACAAATAACATTATATTTTAATGCAGATGAATATGAAAAGGCTATTAAAGATTTAGAAACAATAAGAGAAAAGGAAAACCTTACGGACAACACACAGGCATTTAAATTTTTAATTGATAAGTATGGATTATAAAATCGCAATACCCTCTTATAAGCGACCAGAAACAATAAAACAGAAAACATTAAAGCTTTTATTAGACTATAACATTAACAAAGATTTAATTACAATTTTTGTAGCAAATAAAGAAGAAGAAAAAATATATAAAGAAAGCCTTGGTAATAATTATAAAATAGTTGTGGGTGTTCCAACAATTGGCAGACAAAGAAACTTTATAGAAAAGTATTACCCAGAGGGAACAAGGCTAATGATGTTTGATGATGATATAGAAAAGGTGCAAAGAAAAAAAAGAGATAAGTTAATTGATGTAGAGGATTTAGAAAAAGATGTATTTTATAAAGGATTTAATGCTTGTGAGCAAATAGAAGCTAAAACTTTTGGTATTTATGCAGCAGGTAATCCCTATTTTATGAAGAACAGAATATACACAAAGCTATGTTATATAATTGCTTCTATGTTTGGTGTTATAGTTGACCACGATAAATTTTTAGATCGTGTTACAAACCACGGAGAAGATTATGAATACAGCATTAGGCAATACATAAAAAACAAAAGGCTTGTCAGATTAGATTACTTAACAGTTAAATCAAACTATTATAAAGAACAAGGAGGGCTACAAGAGATAAGAACAAAACAATATGTATATGATTCTATATATCAAATCCAAAGTATGTTTCCTGAATTTTGTAAAATGTATATTAGAAAAACAACAGGCAATGCTGAATTAAGATTAAAAGATATGCGATGAAAAGAATAGATGTAGATAGAAAACCTATTGATAAAAAAGATTACATTAGAAGAACTGCAATCCTATCTGATGTAAGCAGACACATTAAAGATGATGTAATTATATATCATAATAATAAACCTATTTTGCTTTACAGGATATTGCCAAAGAAACCTAACGATGTAAGATGGGCGGTTAAAAATATAAAATACGCAACTGGCAAAAGAACACACGGATTAGTTAACACAAGTGCAGTATTTGGTTACAATCCAAGACAAGAAAACAAACACGATTATTGTAGTGCTAGCGCAATGGGTACATCACACCCTAAACAACATTATGTTATTAGCAGATTTGCAGAAGAAGTATCCAAATATTATCACGAGTTTTTTCCTGAAACATATTACGACCACAAAAACAAAGTAAAAGATAAGGTAAAGGAACAATGGGTAATTAATAATAGTGTGTTTACAAGCGGTATAGTAAACAAAAACAATCAACTGAAATATCATTATGATTCTGGTAACTTTAAAAATGTTTACAGCAATATGGTTGTGTTTAAAGGAGATGTGCAAGGTGGGCATTTAGTAATACCAGAACTAGACATATCATTAGAAGTAGCAGATAATTCATTAACCATATTTGATGGGCAAGATTTATTACACGGAGTAAGCCCCATTGAATATAAAAACAACAAAGCTTATAGGTATAGTGTTGTTTATTATTCTTTGGAAAGAATGTGGCAATGCAACACAATAGAAGAAGAGATCGACCGAATAAGAGAAAAGAAAATGGTGCGTGAAGCTAACCGATTAGATCCTAATCATTTAGATTCATTACGACAAAGAAAAAAGGAAGCAAAAGATTATAAAGATAGTATAGAAAATGAACAAAACCGAACAGCATAAAAAAGCATTATTAGATGCATTAGAAAAATCTTTAGGCGTTGTTACAACAGCCTGTAAGAAAGTAGGAATAGGAAGAACAACTTATTACGACTGGTATAATACAGATCCAGAATTTAAAAAGCTAGTAGATGATGTGCAGAATGTAGCATTAGATTTTGCTGAATCACAATTACATAGACAAATAGCAGAGAACTCAACAAGTGCGACTATATTTTATTTGAAAACAAAAGGAAAGAAAAGGGGGTATGTAGAAAGACAAGAGATAACAGGTGCTGATGGAGTGCCTACTAATTTTCAAGTAGAGATAATTGATAAAACAGAAGATACAGACAAACAAAGTTTATAAGCATTTAGTAAACAGCAATAAAAAGATTGTTGTTGAGCAAGGCGGAACACGATCTGGTAAAACATATAATATACTGCTATGGATTATCTTGCAATATTGTGCAAGTAACACAGACAAAACAATAACAATTTGCCGTAAAGCTTTTCCTAGTCTAAGAGCATCCGTAATGCGTGACTTCCTAGATATATTACGCAAACTAAATATATATCAAGAAGAGAATCATAATAAATCTAATAGTGAGTATAAGCTGTTTAATAATCTTGTAGAGTTTATTAGCCTGGATATGCCACAAAAGGTTAGGGGTAGGAAAAGGAATCTATTGTTTATTAATGAAGCCAACGAATTAAACTGGGAAGATTGGCAACAGCTAATATTTAGAACAGATGGGAAGATAATAATAGATTATAATCCTAGTGATGAATACCATTGGATATACGACAAAGTAATTACAAGGGAAGATTGCGACTTTTACAGAACAACTTATTTAGATAATCCTTTTTTAGAACAAAGCATTAAATCTGAGATAGAAAGGTTAAAAGAAACAGATGAACAATACTGGCAGATATATGGATTAGGTTTAAAAGGTATAAGCAAAGCAACTATATTTAATTATTATGAATGCTCACAAATACCAGAGGATGCTAAGTTTATAGCCTATGGTGCAGATGCAGGATACTCTAATGATCCCTCAACACTTGTAAGTGTTTATAGTTTAGATTATAATCTTTATATTAAAGAACATTTATATAGAACACAAATGACAACAAAAGATCTACACAACACATTTAAAGAAGTAGGGGTTGCAAGAAATCAGTTGTATATGGATAGCAGTGAGCCTCGATTAATAGAAGAGTTAAGAAGAATGGGTTGGAACATTAGACCAAGCTTAAAAGGTAGGGATAGTATAAATGCAGGTATTGATTTATTGAAGAGGTATAAACTATTTATAACAACACCCAGCAACAATGCGATACAGGAGTTTAGGAACTATAAATGGAAAGAAGATAAAAGCGGAAAGCTGACAAATATTCCAGAGGATAAGAACAATCACATAATAGATGCTGTGAGATATGCAACTTATAGTATATTAAGCAGACCTAACTTTGGAAGATATACAATTAATTAGTAACAAAAATAATTTAAAAAAGTTTATATATTAATATGAAAACTAGCATAACAGTACCAACGAGTTTAAATG